CCACCCGTACCACCAATGTATACTCCTTGATTTCCCCCTGCACCACCAACATTACCAGTTACCCCAGTTATTGAAGCAACTAAACCAGTTGATACTAATGTTTGAGCACCGCCCGTTGTTCCATTTACTGACGCACCGTTTAAACCATTACCTCTTCCTCCATCACCACCAGCACCGCCCGCTACTCCATTTTTACCAGCAAGACCACCATAATATATATTTTCAGTTAAGGCTACACCACCAGTACCACCAGTTCCACCAATAGCACCAGTTGGGGGGGGGGAACTTCTTCCTACACCCGTGCCATTATCGCCATTACCACCATTTGTGCCATTATTACCAGGTGCTCCAAAAATTCCATTATTTGTTAAAGTGTTTTTAACATATATTCTAAATCCATTTGTATTATATTTCTTTCCAGCATTTACGGTAAGATTATTATAATACATATCTCTGGTTGGTGTTGTATCGGCTGAAATTGTTACATCACCGTCTGAACCATCTCCAAAAATATGTGAATTTGAAAGAGTACAATCATTAACTATTAATTCTGTTCCATCCCATAAAAGTTGGTTAAACGGGTCCGCACTGTTTCCGATACTAAACTTATAATCTGATGTTGAATATCCCAAGAAAAAACCAGTACCAGAATTATATGTTGTTTGACCACCTCTTATGTGTCCGTTAGTTCCTACATTAATTCCAGTTGACTCACAAATCAAAGCGTCAGAAGCTCCAAACCATACTCCATTTGAAAGATAACCAGATTGAGCATTTATAACACCAGTCGCTATTATATCAGAAGCTACAAGTTGACCTGCTGGAGTAACGTGGAAAGGAGCAGTTGACCTATCAGCGTATTTCTTGCCTGCATAAAAAGGATAATCAGCTGGTGCCATACCAGCAGAAAGTGCATCAGTTGCTCCATCTTTATAAATTGCAGATGGCGATATTGACCAACCTCCAATTGAACCCGAAGTAGCTGTTATTGTGCCTGTAAATGTACCACTTGCACCTGTTATATCTCCCCTAAAATTACCGTTATTGGCTTCTAGATTGCCATTACTGTCTAAACGCCACCCTGAGGCTCCTGGTGCAAAATTAGGGCTTTGTACTGTGCCTGTACCAACCACCGAACCATTAGCAGAATTTTCTATATTTGAATTTTCAATCTTAACCGCTGGATTATTAGCAGATGGGCTTTCAGTAGTTCCTTTACCATCGTTAATACTAATGTCAATCGGATAATAATTTTCTTCTGGCTTATCTTTAATTTCCATTTTATTTAAAAGTTAAAAACTTGACTTCTGGCGTTGTAGTCGTACCAGTAACATATATGCGAAACTGTATTTGTTCACATTCTTTTATATCACTTGGTAATTCAGTAACTATATTTTTTGAAAGTATTCCAGCATAAGTTGTATAATCATAAGTTCCTATATCTGTGAATGATGCAGATGTGTCTTTTCTATAAGCTATCTTAACACCCTCATTAGTTCTTAAAACTCTTGAAAAACTAATCTCGGCTTCAGTAAATTTATGTAAATCTTTATTTGTTCCTACTGTATAAAGAGGCGAAGTAAAATAAGCCGAGTAGCCTGTTGAATAAGAAGTTGCAGTTGTTAAGTCAATTCCGTATGTAGTGTCATCTCTCCAACCTACTAAAATTGTATCTCTTGTTATTGGTAAAAGTGCAGAAACTTTTAATGGTTTAGAAGTTCCGTCATTTCCTGTTGAGATTGTATGTTCTAAATTTAAAATATTACCTTTACCTGTTTGATAAAGAGAGTAGATACCCATTTCTGGGATAACAGTAGTGCCTCCGTTTCCTACACCAAAGAAAGTTTTGTTTTTATAATTACATATCGAACCAGGATACCATTCAAGATACTTACCACCACTTAAATCTACCGCAATTTGACCTATAACATAAGCATTGGCACTATCGCACCTAAATATTGTTCCACTTGTTCCAGCCAAGACAACTAAAATATTACCCACATTAAGCATTGCGTGAACACCATAATCAGCTATTACTATTGGTTGTCCAAAAGACACAGACGACCTATCCCAGGGGAATATGTCAGCAATCCTAATATCAGTTACCGCTGTGCCTTGCCAAGTTCCACACATTAGGTTGTTTCCTAATTCTTCTACGCATTTAATCCGATAAGAGGTTGGTAAATCAAGAGCTTGTTGTGTCCAAGTAAAAGTTCCTGCTGTTGCTGGGACAAATGTCTGTCCCGTATTTTCATCCAAAGAGAATACAAAACGACCAGCTCCACCATAAAGTTTACTATCGTTCTTTGAAACTAACATTGGATGCCATAAAATGTCAGAGTCAATCGCTTTCCAACTATTTGTCCAGCCTGCGTTAGAAATTCCAGTTGTCGTTCCGTTCCCTGAAGTCGCACCATCTCCACAAACATCTAAATAAGCATCTCTGGCTACTATTAAATAGTTTTTCCAAATTGCAAGACCGTTTCCGTGTCCACCCGCTGTAAATCCAGTCATTAAAGCCCAAGTTGCTCCGCTATCGCCAGACCGATATACATTTCCACCATTATCAAGAGCATAACACTCGGCAGGAGTGATAGGATGTCTAACAAACCAGTTAATTTGAGCTGTTACAGTTGTCGCAGATACTTTAGCTAATAAGTTATTAAGTGTTACAACGCCAGGAATACTAGAAATATCAAGATTTCTCATATCAGGAAATCCTATATGCTCACTTTGTGCGATGCCCTGCTTTGGTGCTTCAATTTTTATGTTTATATTTCCCATTTATTTATTATCTTCTAAGAATGGAATTAATTGAGCACGATTTTGTTTTTGGAAAGTAACAGTAGTGCCTGTGCTTGTCGTATTGACAGCAGTTCCTCTTTTAGTTAAAGAAATCTGAAAAGTATTAGCTGTTATGCCATTATTTATCACATAATAAGTCGTGTCGGCACTTATCCCCGTTGGGATAGCGGTTGCTTCAAACCAAATCTCGTCATCAACCGCTAATTCGTGTTCTACAGCTGTGATAACTGCAGGTGAAGCAGAAGAAACGCTACACGAAATAAAATTATATTTGGAAAATTTCATATTTTATTTAATATTACGATTTGGGTCAAAATAGTAATGACATTTAACACACAATCTAACCCAATCTATTATTTCTTTTTTATATTATACCTATTTTAATATAGCAAATCTCCTTAATACAATGCCTCCCCAATATGGTTTGCCTCGATATTAGGCTCACACCATATTTCAATTCCTGCTTCCTTAGCTACTCGGCAGAAATAAACATCCTCGCCCTCTTGTTTGTCTTTTTCGCCATACCAGAACCAAGGTCTTGGTATTTTATTAAGGCAAGATACTCTTATCAACATACAGCCAGTTCCTAATGCGTAAACCTTAAATAATTCTTTAGGTAATATATTGCTTGTAGCTATCAGATTGCCATTAGTATCTTGCATCTTCATCGTAGAAACAAGAGGTAAATGTCGCATATTATAATGTGCTCCTACTATGTCTTTATTTGCGTCTAACAGTCTTTGCAAAACTTGTGATGAAAAACACATATCGGCATCTATAAAGAACAAGTAATCGTAACCCCCAGTTATTGCCGCTAAACAAACTTCTTCTCTGCTCTTATGAAGATAACATCCTTGCTTAATCATTAAATTTGTTTCTGGATAGGCTTTCATTATTGAAGCCAGGGTTGCGACAGTTTTAGCTCTTATGTTCTCTAAACAAATAACGCCTAATAAAATTTTCATACACCGATATTAATTAATAAATTACTGGGCAGGATTCCTCCCACCCAATGTATCTAAAAACTAACCAGAGCAAGTCATTTTAGAAGTTGTCAATGCTCCACTCGAACCGATGAACCAATTAGTTCCATCAGAATAAACATTAACGAAATCTCCTAAATTTTCTCCATCTACAACAAAAGTAATAACGTCTACATCATCGCAATCTACAACCGCACCAGCGACAATTAAACTTCCTTCAATATTATCACCTTCGGCAGAAGTAATTATTACGTTACCTGTATCTAAAGCACCAGCGGCAACAAATTTATAGTTGACGCCTTTATTGGTTACTGCTGGTAAAGTGATAGTTGTTCCACTAGCAGACAAAAAGTAGGTTGTACCACTATCTAGAGCAACTAGAGTAGTAGTAGCGTATACATTTGTTTTTGCGATAGTAGCACTAGCCAAACGATATTTGATAGTCTTATGAAAGATTGTATCAATTAAAACGTGTGGACTAGCCATCGCTGCTAATTTCTGTTCCAATACATAACCTTGTGCAAAAAGGTTTTGTGCTTGAGCTTCTGTATAAACTGCAACTTTACGGACACCGTCAGTTAATGTTGCTGGTTGGAAATAAGCTAAAGCAATAATTGGGAACACAAACAAGGCGAGTGCTATAACAATTATTTTTTTCATTTTGTTTATGTTATTTAATTAAATTTAGCTGTTTTTCAAGCTCATCTTTTTTTATTTCGTATTTGTTTGGATTTTGTTTCTTATAGGCTTCAATTAAAGCCTCTAGCTTTTGTTTGGGAGTAAGTTCTCCGCTAACTACATCACCGTCTTTGTTTGCAATAGTCAGTTTACCCTTACTCTCTATCATTTCTTTTTTCATATTTTAGAGTTTAATTTATGGGGAGCGTGGCAGAGTCAAGTTGGTTGTTAATCGGTGAAGGAACAACCTTCTCAACTCCACTATGCTCCCCATAACAGGGTTATTAAGCAATAGTGATGTCGATTAACAAAGTTCTAAGCGGTGTCCAAATACCAGCTCCGACATTGCCATAAACAGCAATTTCTTTACCAGTCTTGGCAGTAACGCTCTTTTCTTCCATCTGCACGCCCCTAGGTGCTAAATAAGTAGCAATACCCTTAACGCCAGCTAATCTGTGTCCAGAGTTAGTCGCTGTTAATGTACCAATAGTATCAGTAGCGAATGTGCCAGAACGGACAACGTAAATATCAACTCCAGCGAATGAAGTCATAAATCCGTTATTTAAGGCGGCATCAGCATAAGAGAAACCAGAAGCCATTTGAGCCTGCATAAATCCAACTACATCCGTATTTTCAATGACCAAGAATAACCCATTGTAAGAGTTAGAATAACCCATTACTTTAGAACTTAAGTTGGCAATGATTTCGGGTACGTTAGCAGGAGTTGTGAAACCACCAGTCGGGGTTGTATAAGCTCCAGTAGCAATGTCCGTAATCTTGTTCAAAACGAAATAATCAATACCATAAGCTACGGCATAAGTCATTTCATCAATCCTTGAAGCGGCCAAATCAACCCTTGCCATTGTGCTTTCAAACTCATAGATATGTTCAGCATAAGTAACTTGGTCAGTTACAGACACCGTATCATCGGTAGTTGTGAAGGCAGTAATAGTATAACCACCAGAGATTGCAGCAATAGCGGCAGTCGGGTTGTTACCATAAGGGTTTGTAAGGTACTTTGAATCTGAACGGTCTACGTTGCAGATTTTCTCACTAACTAAGGCATTTCTCAATGCCTTTTGTAGTGATGCTTGAAAATATTTCAATCTCCAAGTTGCACTTAAAGTGCTAGTTCCGATTGTGTTTATATGTTTATCTGTTTGTGTAAACTTTTTATTTTTATACAAACCACATTAATTAATAATTCCGATTAATTAATGTTCACCGCCATTAATCCTATCTTCTTTGTTTTCTTTGATTGAATCTTGCGTCAGCTAATCTAGCAATATCGTCATCATTTTCAGATACTTTACCTCTAGAAAAGTCTTCTAAGATTCTTTCGTCAGAAACTTGTGTTGTTCCACGCTTTCCACCACCAGAATTGGCGGCTTGAGCAGTTTTTCTATCTTCTTCTTTAGATTTCAATAGAGCTATCATTGCAGGAGATTTCTTTGCTTCTGCTGTTGATATTCCTTTATACTTTGCGTAGTCAAGAATATCGTCAACATCTTCATCATGTACATCCTGTAATGCTCTAATATCCTTTAAAGACATATCATTTTGTTTTTCTATTGGTTTTGGTGCTTCTTTTAAGGCTTTTAGCTGAGCCTCGGCTTTTTCAGCCCTTATTTTCTGATTTTGTGCGATTTCCTTAGCTTTTTGTAGTTCAGCTTCGGTATCAGGCACTAAATCTTGTTCTTCGGTGTTTAAAGGGTCCGCTTCCTCTTGATATTCTTCTTCCATAGAGTTTTTTTAAGGCTCTTAACTCCGAGCCTATTTAATTATTTATTACTATTAGTAGCTAATCTTTTCAATGTTTCTTCTGGAGTTTCACTTTTATAACCTGCTAATCCGTTAATTTCTCTTAGTTGGTTCTCAACGTGAGCAATTATAGTATTTCTGGCTCTTAAACATGTTGAATCTGTTAAATCTAGGTATTTTAGTTCTAAGGTATCTGTTTCAGCAATATCTGCCAGAGAATTAAGCCGTAGATTAAGATATTTTATTACTATTGCCCTTGAGTTTATTAAAGATTTTTCTTCGTCTGGCATTTTATTCTCAAGATTTACTGTCATCCAAAGATCTATAATCTGATTAATTGGTGCGTCTCCGTCAATCGTAGGCAAAAATATCTTTCTCATAAGAGCATTTAGCTCTGGACTCTTAAATGTATTGTGCCATTGCGTTTCTTCTGCTTTAGACATATTTAGTTGAAGCATTACCTTTCTAAGTACATAGATTAGCGGTAAGTTTTCAGCAAATACAGTTTTAAGAAGATTTAACTCCTCATCTGTGTATCTGCCATTTGGCATTATTGTTCTCATTTGTTTGTTAAGGTGTTCACCGATTAGTGTTCACCGATTAATTAATTATTTAATTACTGGCGTTGGTGCTATTGGAGCCATCGGCGTTGGTGCAGGGGCGTGTTTAGGTAGCTGTGAAATTTCTAATGGACTTAATGTTCCCGTAAGACTTAATATCTTATCAAATATCACTTTCATTTCAGGGCTCATTGGTTGTCCTTGCAAACCGGCTATTATTTGTAAAGCGGTTGATAGTGTGGCTAAAGCACCTTGGGTATCTTTTGATTCACCAGTTACATCTATATCAAAATCCCATTCAAAGTCTTTTAGTTGTTCTTTCCAGGTCTTGATCTTAATTTCACTTGGCTTAATAAATCTCTGACTTCCCATTTGGTTTAGACTGTCTTGAACCTCGTTGGTTGCCTGCATCATATCTCCAGCTTCATTGGCTGGGTCGTAAATCTGACCACTAAGGATAACTTTCTTTTTAATGTCGTTTACAATCCTTGTAACTTCTGCTGGTAAGTATCTCTTGTCAATAAAGTCTATTTGATTTTGTGAAAGTATCTCGCTTATTTCTTCTGTGGTGTCCATTTTCTTCTTTAAGAAAGGAAGAATGTAGGTTGTCATCATTTCTATAATCGCTAAGCCTTTGTTCTCGGTCATTAATTCAAACAATGAGTGACTTTCCTGTAATAGAGCATTTTGCAATCTCCAGGCTGTTCCACTTGGAGGTGCTTCTCCCATCATTGCTTCACTAATACCATTAATTTGATTACCAATCGCCTGCCACTGGTTCTGAAAAGACTGTATTGATGTTATATCGTGAGAGTTATTGGCTATCTGAGTTAATGGCTTATTTGTTTCGTGAACCATTATATCTCCATTCTCAATGTTCATTAAGGCATTTCTGCCTACATAGTTTCCGTCTGATGTCTGAAATATTACTTTAGAAACTAAGTCTAATTGGTCTTTAATCTGTTTTTGCGAGTGATTAACCATCCATTGAGCTTCAAATAGGTGTTGAACTGCTCCAAAAGATAATGTTTGACCATCTTCTTTTATGAGATGGGTTATCATATATGGGTCTTTGCTCTCTCTACCACTAAAAAGTGTATAATCATCATACTTACCTTTTTCGTTCCTCTCCCGAAAGCAAACAACGTGCATTTGTTGAGCATAAGTATTAGCATCTTCTTCATTTTCTGTTAATAAAGAAAGCGGTAATTCTCCGTGAACCTCATATAATGTAATATAATCAGCCTTATTATCTCTTGTTTGATTGTTAAATGTTGTTCTAGTTGTAAAATCTTGCTTTTCAATAATTTGATTAACAAAGTCTTCATTATATCCGTGAGTCTTTATTCTTTTTTGAAGTTGAGATGGTGTTAGCCATATCTTTTCAATCTTTGGGTTTTGTTCAAAGTCAATCGCATCACAAATTACTCTATTCCAAGGTATAACTTCAGCAATCAATTCTCCGTTCTTTTCTATAAACTTAACGATAGCCGAACCATATCTTGCTAGTGTTCTACCCCATTCATTTAAAAATACTCCAAAATTAGACGTTCTCATCCACTTCTGAAGCAATAGAGCAGCCATAAAAGCACTTACTGTATCTGCTAACTTTGTGGCTCTGACCGTAATATTCTTTCTGTCAATATCAGTAGCTCTATACCAAATATTAACAGCCGCAGTTACAATATTAAAGAAAGGTTTTTCTCTACCCTTGGAATCAGTTTCTCCTGATATATGTTTAGAGTTTAAATAAGCATCAATCCTATTAAGATTGTTGTATATATTAGATCTAACATATTCACTATGAGTTGTTTCTCCTATTATCCAGTCCTGCTCGGCTTTCCGAACTAATTCCTGGACAGTTAATGTTTTCATATATTAAAATTAAACTATCTCCAAGTTATTGTACCTTCTACTGTTGGAGTTATTGGAGCAAATACTACTATACCCTTAAATGCGTTTAAATCAAAAGTATATGTGCCTGCTGGGGTTGATGTAGCAAAACTTATAATCTTAGTCGAAAGAGTTGTTGAAGCATAATTATCTCCTACTGCTACGTCATAAAGAGTTATTGTCTGAGCAGAAGTAGCTGTAAAGATAACTGAGCCCAAAGTTCTTGAACCTGCCTTGATTAAAGTTCCAGTGGTGGTTGAACCAGTAATAGCTGTCATATTTACTGATTGATAAGAACTACCAACAGAAACACTACCAACAGGAATATCTATTGGCTTAAATATAACAATCAACAGTAATACTGCGATTATTGAACCACCGATTACTAACATTTTTTGTAACTTGTCCATATTATTTGTTCGAGCTATTTATTATATTAAATTTGTTAATTTCAAATATTTCTTTTTGTCTTTGTATTTGCTGATGGCTATTAGGGTCTTCATCAATAGCTTCTTTCCTTAGTTCAAACCAAGCTCTATAAATCAATGTATCTCCAATGTCTGGACTTCTGCCTAAATCAATCTTGACTTCATCTTTGGGTTTAATTTGTAACTTACCATCCTTATCAATATCCTTTTGTCTTAACAAGGCTGATAGTTCTTCTATAATTACATCTCGATATTCGTGGGTTTGAAATGCTATCTTATGTTCATTGATTAACTCGGCTAGTTTAAATCCGCATTGGCTTTTAAGGTTTCTGAAGCTTGTCTTTGGTATTAGGTCGCTTTCAAACTTAGCTTGTCTTTGTCTTATCTGGCTTCTAGTAGGTAATGGACTTGAATTGGCTATAAATCCCTTAACACCTAACATCCCGTCAACCACTGCTCCGCCTATTCCATCTTCATCAACCATTATATTAGACCAAGGTATTTTCTCACTACTAGCATAATCTTTAGCTTGTTGGATTGTCTTTTGAGTATCTTGCTTGCTAAACTGTTCTATCTTATAAAGTTCTAATCCATCCCAGAAAGAGAATACTGTTGTATCTTTACCAAGTCTGGCTACATCTATAATTAAATATTTTTGGTTATCCTTAGTTATTACATTGCTGAAAGTATCTGTTAAAGCATCAAATGTAATCATTGAGTCTTGGCTTTCATCATAATCCCAATTACCTTCCCAAAGTCTTTGTCTGGTTACTTGGTTCTTTTCATTTTTTAAAGTATCTCTGTAATCGTCTGATAAATATTTGTTGTCTGTTGAAAATGCTTGAATATACTTTTTGCTTTTATCTAATATCCCTTCTCTGGTAGGGTCTACAAAATCTCTTTTCATCCATCCCTTTTTCGGGTTAGCTGTTATCAATAGTTTCTTTTTAAGTCCATACTTTTCATTCTGCCATCTACCTACTGAAAGCCATAGGTTAGATTTTGCTGGTTCGCTTACTTCGCCACCTTCTTCAACCCATCCTCTAGTCATTTGCATTGAACCAAATCTTTCAAAGAATGGGTCTGATGGGTTTTCTCTACAAGCTGTCAAAAATACTTTACTTCCGTTATAGAGATTGAATACATTATATTGTCCATCTAGTTTAGCGTATTCATCAATCTTTAATCCCCAATTTCTAAATACTTCTTGGATAGTAGGAACAGTAAACCTTCTAAGGTCTATTAATTCTTGTCTGGCTATAAAGTAATGTGTTTCAGGATATATCAGAGCATCACCGAATATCAAACTAGCACCAAGATAACTCTTTCCTCCACCTTTGGCACCACCATATAGTATTTGTTCAGTTTCTTGGTCTATCCAATATTTAGCCGCTTCAATCTGTTTATCTATTTTGGTTTTAAATGTTATTTCCATCCGATTGTATATTCATACCTGTAATTGTTTTAATTTCTACACTACCAGATAATTCTTTTTTTTCTACCATTCCCTTAACAGCTACTGGCATAACAATTACTTTCATTTCTGGAATAGTTGCACTTTTAGCCTCATCTATTCTAATTAACTCCCTGTTAGCAATTCTATTAGCTAGTTCAAGGTCTATATATTTTTGCACTATTTCATTGTCGGTTTTTCTTCCACTTCTTCCTTTCACCCCAACTGCATTATTACGTTTCATTTTAAAATGTTTTTTTATTTAATATTACTTACTTAATAACTTAAACGCTTCCAAACTTGATACTAAATTACCATAAAGTGTTGATGACAAATTCTTTACACATTCTAATCTACAAAGGTTTCTATCATTTCTATCTTTTATTGAATTTATCTGAACCTTATAAGCATAAACTTCTTCTTCTAATCTAAACTTATCATCTGTCAAATATCTTTTAATCCATAAATCTGCACCAATTTTATTCTGCCTCTTGATATGAGCTTCTTCGTGGATTAATATATCATCTGGTAATTCTATATTATGATAAATTTTTCCATTATAGACGAATGCTGTATTTTCTGTTATTGGAAACCTATCTTTGAAATCTTTAATATATGGAAATTCTGATTGTTTCATATACGCAAAATAGACAATCTTTGATTGCCTCTCAATTTCTTGAGATGCTAATTAGTTCATCTCAAAAGTTTTTAATTATATTATTTCTTCTTTTTACCCTTAGATTTACAAGCCATATTATTCATATAGATTATTAATTTCTTTTGCAAATTTTAATGCTTGACTTTTGGTAAATTCTGTAAGTATCTTCTCGGTAGATAAAAATAGATTATTCTTATCGTCTTTAGCTATAACAACTTGGTATTTAGATTTGTTTGAGATTAGCATTGGCGTTTATGTAATCTTTCCACTCCTTTAATGAAGCGAATTTCTTTTTAAATTTAACTGGTTTCTTTTTCATAAAATAAAAAGCACGTCTCCGAAAGCAACGTGCCTAAAACACAAAAATAGAGAGTTTCCTTCCTAAGTTTGTGTAACACACGTTGTATCCAAAAATGTGCATTATTTCAATGTTTTATATTTAAAGCCCTTTTTGAGAGATGGCAGACTAACCTCTTCGGTGAAATATCTGTTATTGTCTCGATGGGCTTTTCAATTAAGTTGTATCCCCATACACCTTATTGCATCTGATTTAATTATACACCCACGGTTTCTATCTGTCAAGGTGATAAAAAGTCAATAAAATAGCACTCTCCAATGTTATTATACATAAATTAAAAAAAACGTCAAGTCAATTTAATGTTAGATGTGTATAAAGTTGTTAACAACTGCCATTATTTTATATTAAAGTTTTTTTTAATTAAAATATCAATTTGTTGGTGTTAGCAAAATGATTGATTTTGTTAATGATTATTACATATTGACATTTCCAATAAGTGTGTTATTATGATAAGGTAAACTAAACTATGCTTAAAACTATTGCACAATTAAGAAAGTCCGTTAAGACGAAACTAATCGAAAGGTTAGTTTATGGTTACGCAATAGCCATAAGCACGTCTTAATGGGCTTTTTTTATTGTTAATTAAATTACAAATATGCAAAGAAGAATGTTTAGCCCAAAAATAGTTGACTCTGATGCTTTTCTTGATATGTCAACTTCTGCACAAAATCTTTACTTTCACTTAGGTATGAGAGCAGACGATGATGGTTTTGTTGGAAATCCTAAAAAAATACTAAGAATGATAGGCGGTAATGACGATGACCTAAAAATACTTATAGCAAAAAGGTTTATTTTAATATTTGAAGGCGGAATTATTGTTATTAAGCACTGGCGCATAAACAATCTAATAAGAAAAGATTGGCACAAAGAAACCGTGTATATAGATGAGAAAAAACAGCTAGAATTAAAAGAAAATGGCTCATATACAAAACTCGTTAACGAAAATGCAACAATTCGTCAACATAGTATAGATAAGATTAGTTTAGTTAAGAATAACTATAGTGCACCTACAATGCACGATACAGACTTTAATTCCTTTTGGTCAATCTACCCAAAGAGAAAAGGAAAAGCATTGGCAGAAAAAATATTTATGAAACTAGACACAGCTTTATTACCAAAGATTTTAGAATCAGTAGAAAAAGAAAAACTAACACCCCAATGGCAAGATATAAAATACATACCATTTCCTTCTACTTGGTTAAATCAAAAAAGATGGGAAGATGAAGAAGATAATTTAACACCAGAGCAGGAAGCAAAAAAAATGGTTAAAGAGTTTGGTGCTAATACAGCCTCGTTTAGATTTGAAAAAAAATATGGTAATGCAGAATATTTAAAACACATAAGTATTTTAAATAACTAATATGTTTGAATTAGCAAAAAGATATATAGATTTTAAGTGGTCAGTTATTCCTGTTGGAAAAGACAAGAGGCCACTAATTAAATGGGCTGAATTTCAAGAAAAAAGGGCTACTGTTGACGTTTTAAGCTCTTGGATGTCAAATTACACACAAATGCAATTAGGAATCGTTACAGGGCAAATTAGCAACATTATCGTTGTTGATATAGATGACCCACAAATGGATTGCTCTTGGCTACCAAAAACACTAACCGCTAGGACAGGTTCAGGTGGATTCCATTACTATTACCGATACACCACTGGGTATACTAATAAGGCACGAATTAAAGAAAACATTGACATCAGAGCAGATGGTGGTTATGTAGTAGTTCCACCAAGTGAAAACGAAAAAGGTAAATACGAATGGATTGATAAAAGTCCAATTGCACCATTTCCTATACACTTATTTGAAAAGAAAAAACAGATAAATTATCAAACTATTAAAACAGAATATATAGGCTATGGTCAGGGTCAAAGAAACGATCAAATGGCTAGATATACAGGACATATTTTAGCCAAGATTCATCCGTCAGAATGGGAAACAATCGCTTATCCATTAATCCAAGAAGCAAATACTAAAAATACTCCACCCTTAGACGATAGAGAATTAAGAAGTATTTTTGATAGTATAATTAACAAAGAAAAAGGAAACACTACTGAAAGATGGTATAAAGAAGAAGCTGAGAAGATTAATATTGAAGTTAAAAATGATTACAAAGATAGATATACTTGGGGAACTAACGGACTTGATAATAACCTAGCCATTATAAAACGAGGAAATTTTATAATAATCGGTGCTAAACGTGGTCAGGGTAAGACTTCATTTACTTTTGATATGGCTTGTAAGAACGCACTACTTGGACATAAGGTTTTATACATATCGTTAGAAATGGAAGAAGAAAAAATAAGACAAGATTTTGCTCGTAAGTATTCAGGTATTAGTGTTGGCGAAGAATACCATTATGCTATTCCACAAACAAAACAAGATGCTTATGAAAAAAAGATAGGTGAAATTAAAGAAATACAAAACCTTTATTTCAGAGGTATGCGTAGAGGTAAGACCGTAAACTGGCAATCGGTTGTTGAATTAATAAATGAGTTTAAAGATATTGACCTTATATTTATAGACAACCTTGATTTGATTGATGACGATAGCAAGACCGACACAGAACGCCAAAAAAATATCACCAAGAAAATTATGGGCTTTACTTCTGAATATCAAATACCAGTAATACTTATTCACCACCATAGAAAATCTACAGGCAAGGATTTTAATACAGATGAACTAGCAGGAAGTGGTAAGATAGGTGATAACGCAGATATAATTTTAAAGATAGAAAGAAACAATGACCCAGAGGCAACCTATCCTGATAAGTATATGAGCCGTATTGTTCAACAGAAAAGTAGAGGTTATCCATTAACTTCAAAGATAGTTTATTTTGTTAGGGGCAGCTTTGAAGATGAAGCACCATTAATTGAAGATAATAATCAAATAAAATCATTTTATGAAACCAATTAAAGACATTATGGCAGAAAGACTAAATCTTTTATTAGATATAATTAATGAACATCCAATCTTGGGTAATTTTAAATTAAAAGGAGTTATCGAAGAATGGTTAGAAAAATATTATGCAAACAAAATGTAAAAGATGTGGTGGTATTATGATCATCCAACAAGGTGAAGATACTAAAAAACGAGATGCTATCTGCTCTAGTTGTGGGCTTATAATTCAATTAAAGGATTTAAAAAAATGGAAGATATAAAACAAAAACTAGACTCTTATCTTTTAAAGATAGAAGAATATAAAAAGTATATAAATTATGAAAACCGTCTGCGTATGCCTGGTTATAACAAGATAGTAGAAGAAGCTGATGCTTTAGCTTGGGTTATTAATGAAAATAATTATAAAATATGATGAAACGCTACGGAATACCATATATGGGGTCTAAGGAAAAAATACTCCATTTAATCCAATATATTTTTGACAGAGAACACAACAAAGAATATTTTATTGACCCGTTTTGTGGAGGATTTTGTGTTTCTTCTTATGCTTTAGAAAATACAAAATTTAAAGTTTTAGCGAATGATTTGAATAAAAATGTTATTGATTTATATAAAGAAATACTTTTTAATGGCTCAAAAAAAATAAGCAAGGTTTGGTTTAATTGGATAAGTCGAGAAGAATTTAAAGATGTCAAAGATAATCCAGAAAAATATCCTAGTTGGTATATAGGATATGTATTAACTATTTGGAGTTTTGGAAATTCGCAATTTGATTATCTTTTTGGAAAAGATATTGAAGATATTAAAAGGAATGCACACGAATATTTAATGGAAAATGGATATAAAGAAAATCAAGCATTAAGAATTAGTTTAATTAAAAAGTTTAAAGAAAAAGTAAAAAAAGAAGGAAGATTTGAATTACAGCAATTACAGCGATTACAGCAATTACAGCAATTACTGCAATTAGAGCAATTACAGCGATTACAGCAATTACAGCAATTACAGCGATTAGAGCAATTACAGCATCTTGATTGGTATGATTTTATTCAATCAATCCCCAAAGAAATATTAGAAAAATCTTTTATTTATTGCGACCCACCATATCATAATACTAAAAAATATCAAGTTAACTCAATTGACTATGATAAATTCTGGAAATGGTTTGTAGATTGTCCATATCCTGTTTATGTTTCTTCTTATTCAGCTCCAGAAGGAATAAAAAAAATAAGACACGAAAACAAACAATCACTTTTATCAAGCAACAAAGGAAAAAGAAATGTAATGATAGAAAATTGTTATTTTAACGGAAAGGGGACACAGGATAAAACAATGTTTGATATGCTTTATAACTTTTAATAATTATAAAAATATATAGAAATAAAATTGAAACAAAAATCACTATTTTAATTATCCACAACTTTCATCAAAACAAAAACTAATTTTTAACAAACATAAAAAAACCTTAAAAACACTAATAAAAAAGGCACTTGCATTATTATATAGATATGATATTATAAGTATATAAGAAATAAACACAACTATGAAATTATCAAAACAAGCACAAAAGGAGTTAAAAGGTAAAATCCTACCAATCAGCCTAACACTTTCACTATATAATAAACTGAAAGATGATAGCATAAAAACAGGATATTCAATGTCGTTAATAATTACCGAAGCCTTAAAAAAGAAATATAATTAGCTGGACTGCTAGATTAGACTTCAACACCTTTACTGCACAGAGATATACAAGTCAAAATCTGCAGTCTGGCAATTACTAATAATATGACAAAAAAAGAATTTATAGAATATACAGGAGAAGACCCAGTGGATTTATTCGGAGAAGATTGGGAACAAGAAATTGAAAACTTTGAAAATGATATGAGAGCAGAAGAATATGGATAATTAATTAAAACAAAAATATGAACAAAACAAACAAAATCTTATTACTAATCGTTATCACGCTAAACTTATTAGCACTTTATAGACTTTACTTTATTATATGAACGAATTACAAAAAGAAGCACAACAATATATGGATAATCTTGAAAGATGGTCTAAGCAAGTAAACAAACTTTTAGAAAATATGATTGAAAGTAATAAACTTTTAATCTCAACTCAAAAAGATTTAATTTCTAAATTAAAAAAATGAATATCGCTTTAGGACAACTATCATTTCTTTGTCAGATTATTCAAGAAAATGAAGCACTCCAAAACCATTTTATAGCTGATTATGATACTTGCTTTAAACTCTTAGAAAATATCACCGAAGAAGATAAAAGACAATTTTATATACATAAGAAATATAAAGAAAGATTTAAACTTAATGCTTTAATGATTAAGTATAAATTTCAACAAAAATATGACGATAAACGGCTGTTGGGAAACCAAATGTAGCAAAGACGGAACTTGTTATGTTCATTGTTACGGCAAACAAATGAACGGAATATTTGTAAGTTTTGAAGACGCACTCGCTTATATAATAACTAAGTTAATAAAAAAATAATATGCAAGTAACAATCTCAAAAATCTCAAGAAATCCTAAACCAACACAATACGATGCAAATGCAGTAAGCATCGGAATACAAACTTTAGAATATCCTGACAAATGGATTAATGGATTTGAAGACGAAATCAGTAAGAATTGGGATAAGGGAATGAAAGTGGAAGTGGCTATTAAAGAAAATGGTCAATATCTTAACTTTAAGGCTATGCCATCAGCACCAGCATCTCTAAGTAGTCAAGTAGCTACTAAAGGAATTGTAAATGATATTCAAAACAAAAAAACAGACGATATAAGAGCAAATGTAGCTTTAAAAATGGTTAGTGAATTAGGTGCTACTGGTCAAATAAATATTAATGAGTGGGAAGAATGGGCAAATAAGTTTTATTATTACTCACCAAGCAAAATGTCTTTAGAGCAAATTAAGCAAAGCGTTGGTGGAGTGGAAACTAAAGAAACTTATCAAGACCCAAATGATGAGATAGAAATTAAATCAATTCCTTTCTAATGAAAAAGAAAAAACTAAAATCTATTAGCAAATTAAAAACAGAAGCTGATAATGTATTTAGTAAATGGATTAGAGAAAGAGATAATCATAAATGTTATACCTGTGGAGTAGAAATGGAATGGCAAAAATCTCAATGTGGTCATTTTATACAAAGAGATGTGATGAAACTAAGATATGACGAAGTTAATTGTAAATGTCAGTGCTATTTGTGTAATGTGGTTAAAAAAGGAAACTATATAATCTATACTATAAATATGATTAGAGATTATGGAAAAAAACTAGTAGATAAATATTTGGAGATATATAAAAATAGACATTCTGATATTAAAAAATATAGTAGAAATTTTTACGAAAATATTATAGAAAAATATGGAAATAACATATAAATTAAAACTTTCAGGCTCTGGCAACTTACCACTTCCTTTAGAAAAGAATAAATCTTATGACCTAGCATTAACGGAAGTCGATTGTGTAAG